GCAGAACCTTGCCACCATGTTGGGAAGATACTTGCGCTTGGTAACTAGCATCTCAAACGGCTCGCCTTTGCGGGAGGCCGTATCAAAGTCCACCACGACAAACTTAGGATTCTCTGGCCGGTACTCTAGCCAATTGACCTTTGTCCCCCAGTGAATCTCGCAGTCCCTGACAAACTCTAGCGTGGCCTGCTCCTCCTTGCCGGTGTTGGCGAAACATACTATGGCCTCAGGTGGTAGGCCGCCGTTGGATTGGAGCACCCGCCACAGCATATACGCCGATGTCCTGCCCCCGCTAAACGATATGACTGTTGGTTCTGTTATCTTAAATGGATCTATCACCTGTTAGTACCTATGTCGTGTCACCTGCCAACTCAGCGTGTCTAAGATCCCCAAGGGGTGGAAGCCGAGACTTTTCCCCGCCCCAAGGCGCCAATGTGGAGGCACCTCTAGGCAACCCGAAGGTAGCGATTCATTCACCACTGGCCTTGTCTACCACCCTTTAACCAATGGCTACTCCAGTCCCTCGCTAACAGGCTGGAACCTAAACACGGGGTGTTTGTGCTAGGTGTCTTTTCTTCCGAGCCACCGATTCAGGTGCGCTACTAACGGGCGGAGTCCGATCGGTTCCAAGCGCCCATAAAAAAACCCTTTAGTGGAGACTTGGGCTTGACAGGCCAGCATCGGGCAGTGACCAACGATGACTACAAGCCCCCACTAAAGGGTTCTGGTTACTACAGTCACTGCCAAACGCCGGGTGTCAATCCGACAAATAGTAGATTACCACAAGTCCAGTAAGTTCCGCAAGTATTTTATAAGTGTTTTCCCGGCATCACGGAGCCGGGGGCCGACAGGGTAGGAATCGTCGGAACCATCCCGCCAGATCATGGTAGAAAAAAAACCCCCGGGTGTCTAGTCCGGGGGAAAGTACTGCGAGGAGGTGTCCATGCAAAGCCTGCTAGGAGATCACGGACTGTGCCAAGGAGATTGGCAGTCTGTAATATAAATATCCCCACTGTTTATGTCAACTATCAAGCCTTAATTTGGGGGTATCCGTCCAAATCAACGTCGTATTTAATCCCATTAACCCTCAAAACCACATCCGGCGCACAGTTACAGGGGTTCTTTTTAGATAACTTACAGCCGTCATCATGGGATACCTCGGCCAAGACGGCCACGCCATTCCCATGCTGCTGCTTCACCAGACCCATACCAAGATCAATCCTCTGCAAATAATCAAGTCTCATTTGACCTCCAAGTATCCACTCTCAAATAACCAACCGATCGTTCGACGATGCGCCTCATCCCACATATTAACTCTGGCCTCCTTCGTCAACCCTGCCCCCTGATCCAACTCCATATGGCACTGATAACACATGGCCGCTATACGGTAGTCATGGGCCTTCAGACCACGGCCCTTGCCATCCCTTAACTGATTGGAGTGGGCGGCAACCACCGTCCCATTCTTGGCGTTACAGACCTGACACGGAGATTCTCTTACCACTTCTAATAATTTCTTGTTTCGGTACACCCGGCTTCTCCCTAAATCCATCTGCTAATAACTCCATAACCTTAGCCGCCCTGAGCATCTGATCAATCTCAAAAGGACTACCCATATGCTTGGCGTTTGCCCGTAACCAAGCGGCTAATTTGTAAGCCTCATTCATTTACTATCTCCACGGTAACTAATCCACAAACAAAAAACTGTAAACGCCGAAATAAACAGGAAGAACTTAACGGCATCAAGAACTGCCCAGTCAATAAAAAACATTATCATTTCCCACTCCTTAGTTTACGCTCATCAAGTATCTCTTGGTTCAAAGCACCCAATTCAGTTTGTAACATACTTATCTGAGACATGGCACTGGCTAGGCTGGATTCCAAGGATGCGACGGTCTCCATAGCCTTGCCGTGCTTATCCTTCCAGAAATATATGACCTCGGATTTCTGATCAACCTCCCTCTGAAGGGAATTGACTAATAAAAATAAGTGATTCATCTGATCATCTTGATCCATGACCTATCTCCTCATCCCTCTTGCTTCCCATAACAACTGACCCAATCGATGCAGTATATCTTCCAATTGTTTTTTGTTTTCGTTGTACAGGCGCTCAGACAAATAGAAAAAGCAGGCTGCCTTACCGTCATCGAAATCAATGTTTACAGAATCAAGTAACTGACTGACCTCATCAAACTTGTATGACAACTCATCAAGGTCATTGCTTACTTGCCATACACCATTAAGTAATTTGTTCAAGTCCTCTATCTTAACTAGGGCCATCGACGGGGATTTATTGGGCGCTTTTTTCTTCATTTTTAATTTCTCCTTTAAAGTTTTTCCGTAAATTTGATAACAACAAAGCGTGGTGATTTACATCTGGCATTGGGGATGGCTCTAAATTATCATCCCTGAATATATCTTTATGTAGAAACCAACCGAGTATTTCTATTGTTCTAAATTGAACGGTACAAAATATATACCGATCTATATTATCCTTGGCTTTCCATTCCGGCACAAAAACTTTATTTTTCCCCGGCTTGGTACTCTTTACATCAATTCTATTACCATTGATAACGCAATCAGCCCCACCTTTTCTTGGCTCGAAGGATAGATCCGGGCAGACATTGAAGTGTTTGCACACTCCAAACTCTCCTACCAAACCATCCACGCCAATCAGAAACCCATCGTCGTAACCCATCTTTTTATCTGCAACCTTAGCGTATTCATTGACATACGTTCGCACTGAGGACAGGTAGACCGCCAAAGAGTATTCGCTTGGCTTGAGAATTATTTTGTTACATTCCATGTTTTGCCCAAGTTTATTGATTTGTGCCACTTATTGGATTCCTTTTTAGATAGTGCGGCTGCAAGACTTACTTTCTTGGATCGAGTTATTGCATTTCTATCCCGGTTGATTTTGTCGTAATCGGATTCAACCTTATCAACGTCATACTTAATTTTAGACATGGCGTCAGCCAGAGTCTCAATCTCCTCATGCTTATGCTTCCACAGGATGTCAGCAATCTTGGGGAGGTAAGCGCATATAAATCGTCTGGCATAAACATTCCTTTGACCAATAAGTTTCGGTATACGCTTTAACTCATCAAACTGGTCATCTGTAATGCCAAAGTTTCTTTTAAATATCATGCATAGGGAATACATTTTTATGGTGTCAGCCTCGTAAAACTTATCAATCAGCAGCCGATCCCACTCCCTTTGTAGATTCACAGGGTCACTCATTTTTTTTCCTTGATGTCATAAAACCAATCATCACCAGCCGACCACTTGCGTGTGCCATCTACCGTCCAAAAGGTTTGGGCTGCCTGAAAATCAGGGAACTTTGTCTCAGCAGGTATAAGCGACTGGTCGTACCAAAGACATCTGTTATTGGGCTGGCAGGCAAACTGACCCGAATCTAACCTGATCCAGTTAAAACTTTTATGCTCTTCAGCCTGCTCAGTAAACCCCGTGTCTACCTCCATCCCGTCTGCACAAAAATCCACGGTGAACATATACGTACCAAAGTGCCACTCTTTATCCTTGCCAAGAAACTTCACGCCTAGATTACGTAACCCAATCTTTTCAACAATCGTGAACCTATAGCCCATGCAGTCCCACAATTGCAAAGTGTCTATTGGCAAATCACTATGGCCTTCCTTCCATACATAAGCATGGATCGGAAGTTTGTCGTACAGGGCACCATACGCAGGCAGTAAGGATTCAATGCGGAACACCTGACCCCGTAGAGCCTTAAGGCTTACCCAAACGGCAGGCTCCAACTCTCCGTGCCCCTTGTGGAAATTGTAGAGAAACTCTTTGCGGACAAAGCACTTGATGGGAGGCAAGGAGGAAACAATGTAACTCATGTGTTCTTCTCCTTTAGTTTCGCTCTTTGTTAATACCAAGCATTTCCTCTACTTTTTTAACTTGGTCTGCTTCGCAATAAATATCTACAGTATGGTTATCGCTAATCGCCAACTCTGTCATTACCATGTTTTCACCCCACTCGGTTTTGACTGGCGCTGGATACCACGCCACAGGCTCCGGTTCAGGTTTCGCTAGTGCTTTGCGTAGATTTTCTTTTACTGATGTCCAATTGTTGGGGTAAGTGTTTTCCAAAGCCGTCAACGCCAACTCTGCTGCATCGCGTAAGTCGCTCATAGTCGAGTACCACCACGATTGTTAGCGCAAGGCCACACTTGGGCTAGAGCATTAACCACAAGGGAATCAGCGGAGTAATGCCTTCTTTCGGGATTAAGTTCTAAATACTGCTTGACCACATCCCGGGCTTGTCCTGCGGTTACATTTTGTGGAGCACATACCTTTACCCTAGCGTAAACGTCAGCCACACCTTGAACATAGCCAAGGGCAACCATCTTTGGAATAGCCTCCGAATCGTTCATCCTAGACAACAGGCCGTTGCCATCCATAAACTCAGCACTCGCCATGCATGGTACAAACAATAAAGTAGCGATTAGTTTTTTCATTTTCTTGTCCTTTTCTTAATTGCGGGAAGTCCCAAAGTCATAGGTTCTCTAGCCTCCATCATTTCGTCAGCAAAACGGTAAGCCTCTTTGGCTATGTCTTCCTCATCCCTGATGATCAGGGCGCACATGGCAAGACCCGCAAAGATGTCTCTCAAGGTATCCTTATCGTGGTCCGTCATTAGGATTCTCCAAGGCCAAGATCTGATCCGATAGAACGGCTCCGATATCCCGGCCATTAACGGCTACCATCTGCGCCTCTTTACAGTCGAATACAACCTTGGCCGCATCCCTGATGCCCTTGTTGTATCCACCCTTGAAAGAGTCATTGCCATTGATCATTACGGTGATGGCATCTCTAATCATCGTTGACGCCTTGCGCTCCTTGGCAAGGGCCTTGATCTTTACAAACATTTCCTCAGGCAAATAGACTGAGTAAGGTACTAATTTCTTTTCCATGTTTCATATTCCTTTTGTATTTTTTCTAGCCTCTTTCGTGCTTGTTCATCGGTCTTTAGTTCTGATCTAGACTGAACCCCAAGGGCATCCCGCATCCAGTCGGTCGCTTCCTTCTCGTTCTTGGTGATGATCTGCGTGTCATCAAACAAGTAGTCCCAAAAGGTAGGATCGCGGCACAGCAGGCCAGCAATACGAACGTACTTATTGCCGTCAAATTCCTGCGGATCCATCGGGGTTTCGTCTACACCTATACGAACCATGACCACCTGATACCTAGCCCCCACAAAGTGGCGCAGCAGTTCTTCAGGTATATCGTCAGGGTGCAAAGACAGGGTAAGAACGTAGCCGGTCTTATCCTGTTTCAGCGCAACCTTGACGGCCTCAAAGTTCATGGTCTTCATCTAGCCCCCTTAGAAAGGAACGTCTTCGTCAGGAACGGTGGGCGCTTGGGGTTTGACATACGGCTCAGATGCCTTCATCGATATGCACTCCTTGCCATTGATCTCTTTCTTCCAACCCGCGATCGATATCTTTACTGGGTCTTCGCCCTTGCTGATCAACGCCTGAAGCAGGCTCTTCTCAATCAGGATATCGCCCTTGATATCTGGGTGGGTATCTGACTTCTTGTACTCGTTGGGCCAAAGGGTGCCGGTGTTTGGTTTGGGTATGTAAGCCATTATTCTTCCTTAAATTTGTTTTTAACTTTGGTGAACTCTTCCATCAACTTCTTGAACCACTCAGGATCCCGTGACTTGGCCTCGTCAAACAGAGACTTGTTAGCCTTGAACACAGCCATGACATCTTGATCTTTCTCAGCAAAACGCAGTAGCGTCGTGGTCGATGCCCATACAGCATCAAACCAGTCAGCCTCATTGGCGGCGGGCTTCATTGTTATTTTGATACCCCAGTCCTTTGGCCCCTCTTCCTTGACTACTGGCTTTGGCTGAGGCTTGGGTTCTACCTTGGGTTCTGCCTTGACGCTCCCTGTTGTGGCATCGAGGGCATCGTGCTCAACGATCTCAAAGGCAGCAGTCCATAGATAGCCC